CGGCGTGGTTTATACGCTTGTCGAACCTTTAAAAACCGTGGCCCCTGCCGGGATTACGGTCATCTATGAATGCAATTTGAGGTTTTAACATGGGTTTTGCTGAAGACGTAAAGAAATGGACAATCAAATGCGCCTCCAACTCCGATCAGGCTGTGCGGAAAACAGTTTTGCGCGTTGTTGACTCCATCGTTGAAATGTCGCCCGTTGGCAATCCTGACCTTTGGCAAAACCCGGATAATAAACCGGAAGGCTACGTCGGCGGACATTTCCGCGCTTGCTGGCAGTTAGGGATCGGATCACTTCCTACGGGCGAAGTTGAAGGCGTTGATCCAAGCGGAGCCGCGACGAAGGCAAAAGCAGAGGCAGCAATTCCCGCAAAAGCTGCCGGTCATGTTTATTATTTTGGCAACAACCTGCCTTACGCAATCCCACTGGAAGAAGGCCACAGCACACAAGCGCCCTTTGGCATGGTAGGCCTAACGGCGGTTCGCTTCACAGAGTTTGCAGAGAAAGCAGCGGCGGAGGTGAATAAATGAGCCTTGCATCCGTAAGAATAGCGCTGGAAAGCAAACTGAATGGGATGACGCCCTCCTTATCCACAGCATGGGAGAATGTGCCTTTTACGCCCGTAACAGGGACGGCGTATCAAGCCGCATATCTCATGCCCGCGACTCCCGCGAACCCGACGATGGGGGACGGGTATTATCGTGAACAGGGGATTTTCCAAGTGACGCTCATGTACCCCTTGCAGGCAGGGCCGAAGACGGCGGCGGACAGAGCGGAGTTAATCAGGGCGGCATTTAAGCGCGGCACGACGCTGACCAGCGGCACCGTGAGCGTGATTATAGAGCGAACACCGGAAATCGGCCAAGGGCGGGTTGACGGAGATCGGTGGATGATTCCGATTCGTGTGCGGTTTTTTGCTAGCGTATTTCCTTGACAGTAATATACTTATGGTGATATAGTTCATTTTAGGAGGTAACGAAATGACTATTAAAATCATGAAGTGCGAAAGATGCGGCCATGAATGGGCGAGCAAACAACCAGATAAAATTCGGGTATGTCCCAAATGCAAAAGTCCTTACTGGAATAAACCCAGAAAGGAAAAAGCCTAACATGACCGGAATATATGCCATACAAAATACCGTAACAGGAATGAGATACATCGGCCAGGCTGTAGGGATAAAAAGGAGATTTTCTAAACATTTTTGCGATTTGCGCGGCGACAGACATCATTGCCCACATTTACAGCGATCTTTTAAGAAATATGGAGAATCGGTTTTTATCCGCCTAGTTTTGGAGATGTGCACCAAAGATGACCTTACACAACGAGAGCAATACTGGATGGATTTTTATCGCGATAGTGGCATTTATAATGCAGCCCCGCTTGCAGGAGGTTCTTGTTTGGGGGTGAAACACAGTGCAGATACCATAGCCCGGAGAATTGCATCAAATAAGGGGAAAAAGCGTAGTCAAGAATCACGTGAAAGAATAGCGGCAGGAATGAGGGGGAAGAAAAGAGGCCCACGAAAACCATTCTCTCCTGAAACCCGCGAAAAAATGGCAGCAGCAAAACGTGGAAAAACGCTTTCTCCTGAGCATAAAGATAAAATTGTTGCTTCATTGATTGGAAATGCACATACGTTAGGACACAAATTGTCTGATGATCACAAGGAAAAGATAAAGACTGCATCAACTGGTAGAGCAAAATCGGCAGAAGAAAGGCAGAAGATAGCAGATGCACTTCGTGGGCATACAGTCTCACAGTCAACAAGGGAAAAATTAAGCATCGCTGGGATTGGCAGAAAACACAGTGACGCGGCGAAGGTAAAAATAGGGTTAGCATCAAAGCAGCGATATGAGGATGGCCTTGTAGCAAGGCAATCAAACGGTAATTTTGTAGGAATAACATAATAAAGGAGAAATAAACTATGTGCGCAATGGCAAGTGGAATCGAAAAGAAGGTCGTCTTAGGGCCGCAAGCAACGAAAGGAACCTGTCCGGCGGCGAATTTGGCAACGGCTCAGTATTTGCGGCGGGTAACAAGCTCTTTGAACGTAACCAAAGAAACCTATCAGTCAAATGAAATGCGGGCTGATAGGCAGATTGCTGACTTCCGGCATGGCGTCCAGTCGGTCGAAGGAAGCATTTCCGGTGAATTGTCGCCGGGGACATATTGGCGGCTTATGGCGGCCATTCTTCGCAAGGATTTTGCGGCAGGTGTATCCGATGCAGCAAACAGCAATGTAGCGGCGGCCACTACCTCCGGCGCTGCGGGAACCTTTACGCGCCATGACGCGCTGGGTTCATGGCTTGCCGACGGGTTCAAAGTCGGGGACGTGGTGCGGTTCACCGGGTTTGCCGGTGGGACGGCCACCACGAACAACAACCATAATTTTCTGATTACGGCTTTATCGGCAACGGTAATGACCGGAATTATGCTTGACGGCGTGGCGGTGGCTAATGATGCGAAAGGCGATCCGATCACGACTACGGTTGTCGGTAAGAAAACATGGATTCCTGCATCAGGTCACACTGAAGATTGGTTCGTTGTCGAGCACAATTACTCCGATGTTGACTTGTCAGAAGTGTTCTATGATTTGAAAGTTAATAGCATGGCCGTGAAACTTCCTGCGACGGGGATTTCAACCATTGATTTCGGGCTCATGGGGTTGAATTACAGCAACAAGGCTTCTGGTGATTCGCCCTATTTTACGGCGGTTCTGGCAGCGGCAACCGGCGGAGTCCTGGCTGCGGTCAATGGCGCTCTATATGTTCAGGGAACGAAGGTTGCACTTCTGACCGGCCTTGATTTCGATGTGGCGTCTAATTTAAGCTCGGAACCCGTTGTTGGTTCAAACGTTAAACCGGACATCTTCGACGGGCGCGTTGCGGTTAAAGGCAATATGACCGTGTTCTTTGAGGACGCTACTTTCCGTGATTACTTCCTGAACGAAACAGAAGTTTCCATCAACTGCGTTTTCACGGACAGCAACGACCCCGACGCTGAATTTATTGCATTCACGCTTCCGTGTGTGAAGGTCGGCGGCGCATCCAAAGACGACGGCGAAAAGGGTCTTGTTCAGACCATGCCGTTTGTCGCGCTGTTTAATGCGGATGGCGATGACGGGGTTACTTGCACGGTTGATTCTCTTGCAACGACATTAAGTATTCAGGATTCCACTCTCTCTTAACCCTTAACCGGGCGGGGTAACCCTCGCCCACAATTAAACCGATGGAGGCAAACATCATGGAAAAAGTAATGGATTTAGCGGCGCTCGATACTATCAAGGGAAGCAACACAGGGTTTGAGGTTTCGATTTACAACCCGGCAACCAATGAGGACTTGGGGCTTTTCATTACCGTTCTCGGTAAGGATTCCGATGAGTTTCAGAAAGTAAGTCGGGCGCAGCAAAAAAAGCGCATGGAGAAAATGAGCAAGGGCGGTTTCCGAAATACGAACGTCCCGATTGAATCCGTGGAAGCAGACGGGATTCAGTTGCTGGCCGCTGTCACGAAGTCATGGCGACAGGGCGAAAAGCAGACCGTGACCGTGGATGGCAAGGAACTGGCTTGCAACAAAGATAACGCGGCGGCTCTTTATGAGCGTTTCCCGTGGATCAAAGAGCAGGTGGACACGGCAGTCGGTGATCGCGCAAATTTTATCAATGCCTGATCGAATCGCTCGTCGAGTATGCCGGGCATGAGTTCGCGCTCAACGCACGGCAGAAAGACGGCTCGACGTTAAGGGAGCATCTGGAAAATGTTTACAGACAGACAAGAAATATGCCGGAGCAACTCATCCCCGTCGAAATGCCGGATTGCCTGCATTATTTGTGGGGCTGGTTCTGTGAGCTTAACGGCGGACGCGGATATGCTGAATTTGGTGCGCTCCCTCTGAATTATTCAGAGATCAAGGCTTGGGCGGAATTGACAAAGACGGAACCGACGGCATGGGAGATTGAAGTGATTAAACGAATTGACCGGGCTTATCTTACGGAGACAAATAAAAAATGAGTTCCGATATAGCTGCGTTATACATAAAAGTCGATTCCAAAGGCGTTGTCACGGCGTCCCGTGATTTAGCCGATCTTGAAAAAACATCGGCCAAAGTTGAAGGTACGACAAAGAAAGTTGAATCCGCAACCGCGTCGGCCAATCGGAGCTTCATGCAAATGGCTTCCGTTGTCAAGGCGCTTGCCGTGTCCTATGGCGCGTTAAAGCTGTCTCAGTATATCAAGGATGCAACCATGCTGGCGGCCCGCTATGAAATGCTCGGTGTGACCATGCGAGTTGCCGGTAATACGGCTGGCTATACCGGCGCACAGATGGAAAAGGCCGCACAGGGGATGCAGAAAATGGGAATTTCCATGATTGCTTCCCGCGAAAACGCGATGAAGATGGTTGTTGCCCAGCTTGACCTTGCCAAAGCCGCAGACCTTGCCCGTGTTGCCCAGGACGTTGCCCGTGTCGCTAATATCAATTCATCTGAAGCATTCACCCGCATGATTCAGGGTATCCGTTCAGGCGAAACGGAAATCTTTAAAACGATGGGCCTGATGATTAACATGGACAAAGCCTATCGTGATTTTGAGAAAACAAACAACCTTGTGAAAGGCTCGATTGACGCCGGGCAGCGGGCGCAGGCCGTTATGAACGCCGTCTTGATTGAGGGCGAAAAATACGCCGGTCTTTACGCGGCCACAATGGACACGGCGGCGGGTCAAACCCTTTCCATGCAACGGCACGTTGAAAACCTCAAAGTGGCATTCGGCCTTGCCTTCACCCCTGCGCTGGCTGAAATTATCGAACAGATCACGGGAGCGGTGAAAGACCTCAATGGCGAATTGTCCGGCAACAGCAAGGATAAGATCACGGAATGGGGGACCAATTTCAGAATTGCCATAATTTCAGTCGAGGCAGAGATTCGGCGTCTTGCAATGCTGCTTGATAAGCTGGGCGGCACGATGACCTCCGCGCAAATGCTGCTTTACGGCCCGGGAAAGGCGCTCGGAGTCAAGAGTTCAACGGAAAGGTTTGACCGGGCGGCTGCTGCGAATATGGAATATGAGGCGCGTTATAAAGCAAGTGAGGCGGCTTTAGAGGCGTTGGCGAAAAAACAGATTGAATTGGAGCGGTCTTTGACCGCCGAAGGGAAGGCGGCTGCAAAAGCAGCAGCGGACGCAGCAGAATCAAAGGTCTTGGCTGCGCAGAAAGCGACCACGGCCACGGAAAAGATGGTTGCCGCCGATGAGAAAGCGATAAAAGCCACCCAAAAGCTCCGTGAAGAGTGGGCCAAGCTCAAAGCCGAACTGGACTTTGAAAAAGCCACTGCGGGTATGGATGATCTGGACAAGGCGCTGGCTGAAATAGAGCGCGACATGACAAAGATGCGCTCCAATCCAAACGCCGATTTGAAGTTGATTGACGAAGTAGAATTGCAGCGGCAATCCACGGCAATCAAGGCATGGTACGACGAATACCTGCAAGAGCAGATTAAAGCCAAAGAGAACTTTGAGCGGCAGGAAAAGGCCAAACAGGATTCCATTGCCAAAGGCGCTCAGGAAACTTTAGACGCAATCCAAAAGCAATACGACGCGGACGGGCAGTTACTCCGCGATAAAATGGAACTATACAAAGACCTGGCGGGCTTTGAAGATGAATACAGGAAAGTACAGCTTGATTGGATTGAACGGATCAAGAATGAAGAGATAAAAGCGACGGGCAACATTACAGCCGCTGAAAAGAAAGCGGCAAAAGAACGGGCTCAAATAGAATACAACCTTTTCAAAACAAAAACCGATTACATAGCAACGGGATTTGGGCAGCTTCAGTCAGCATTTTCGGACATAGCCGCAACGTATGACGAAGGATCAGAAGCGGCAAAACGCTGGGAGCAAGCGGCCAAGGCGATGGAAATAGCTCAAAAGGCCGTTGCCGTTGTTCAGGCAGTCGCGGCCATTGCCACACAGGGCTTAGGCGATCCTTATACAGCCTTCGCCCGTATTGCGGCAATGGCGGCGACAATGGGGGCTTTGCTGGCGACCATCGGCAAGTCAGTCGGCGGCGCGGGCGGGGCTGGCGTGGCCTCTGCCCCTCAATACGCATTCTCCAATTCTGTTTTGGGCGGTGAAGCGGGCGAAGAAAGTGAATCGCTAAAAAAGTCGTGGGAGTTTCTCGAAGACACCTACGACATGGAATATGAAAAATTAACCAAAATCCACAACGAACTTAAAAGCCTCAACGACAATATTACGGGACTTGTGACTTCCATTATCAGGACGGGCAGCGTGGGCGCGAGTTTTGCTTTACCAGAAAATATCAAATATGGCGAGTTTGTAGGTTTCTTTGACAAAATGGCGTCCATAGTTAGCGCGGAGAAATTAACGGGCGCGATATTTGGCGATAGTATCATTGGGAAGTTTTTGGACCTTCCCGCTCAAATCGGGACAAAATGGCTTGCGCCGGTTCTCAATACAATCTTTGGCGGTGGAACTGAATACTGGTCCGGCGCTTCCGGTATCGGCATTGGTGGTGGTTCGGCTGGTGGCTTCCAACAGGGTGGCGGAACTTCCGGCTATACTTGGCAGGATATGTATAGCAAAAAAGACGGCGGCTGGTTCAGATCTGATGAGTATCGCTATTGGCGGCAAACCGCTAGCCTCGATGCAGGCGTGGTGGAGCTGTTCTCTAAGGTCTATAAGAATTTATCGGATACTCTGGTGGAATTAACCATCGGCCTGGGGCAGGACATCACAAAAACACTGGCCTATGTCTTCCCCGGCGGCACACTGGCTCTCAATGGCCTGAGCGCGGAGCAAATCAGCGAAACCCTGACCAACTACTTTTCTGCCCAGGCGGACGCGGCGGTGCAAACCTTATTTGGTTCCTTGCTCAAAGGATATCAAGAAGTTGGAGAATCACTGACTGATACCGCCGTGCGCTTAATGGTGGACAAGGAAATCGTGCTGGAAGTTTTGGAGCAGACGAATCAGGCGTATTCGGGCTCCACGGATAACGCCATTGCGCTATCTGAAGCACTTATCAATCTGGCCGGAGATCTGGAAACCCTGACGGACATTTCAGCATCTTATTATGATAAGTTTTTTAGCGACGAAGAAAAGCACTTGCGCCTGCAAGAGCAACTGACCACCATTTTCGGGGCGCTCAATATCGCCCTGCCCGACACACGGGAGGCTTACCGCGCAGTCGTGGAAAGCCTTGACCTGACCACAGCATCCGGCCAAACCGCCTATATTACACTCCTGAAGCTGGCTGACGGCGCGGACATCTATTATTCCACACTGGAAGACATGGCTGATGACCTGGTTTCCGCCGCCGAATTAGCAGCGCAGGCGATTAAAGAAGTCTTGGATGCGACTAATACGGCGATCAGCGAGCAAATATCCCTTGCCGGCGCCGCAGCCTCAGCAGCACGCAGCGCGGCCAATGAATACCGAAACATCATCAAATCGCTGACAGACGCCCAGGAATCCATCCGAGGCGGCTCTGCGGCAGAAATGCAGCAACGCTTTGAATCCCTCTTTGCAACGGCAATGACGGGCGACAGAGAGGCTCTTTCGGCCCTGCCCGGTGCGGCTGATAAGGCTCTGGCTGGCTCTCTGGCATCCAGCAAATCGGCTGTGGATTACGCACGGGATCAAGGCAAAATGCTGTTGGCCCT